AGCCACGTCTCTAACTGTTCGATAGCTGACATATCATTACGTGTTACAGCATTGTCAGGTGACTTCTGTGGGAAGCTGAATACTGTAGTAGTGTCACCCTTAAAGACGCAAGGCTCGTGTGGGATACCTTGATCCTTCATAAACTGTGTTAGTGGGTCTTTGTTATCGCCACGGACAGTACGAATGTAGTAGGGGCTATGACGAGCATGAATACCACTAGCCGAATCGACAAGCTGTGAGACAGTACCAGACGGTTTAACGCATGTGATAGCAGCAGAGGCAGGGATGCCAAGGCGTTCAGCCCACTCAGTATTAGTAGCAACGGCAACGGATCGTAAATGCTCAAGGGTTTTCTCCAGTCCTTTGTTCTTAGAAGTCATAAGAGGGTTGTCCATGATACCCGTTAGGGATACACCTAAGAGTCGCTCTTCTTCTGTGTTCTTCTGCCAGATCTTGCGTAAATACGGAAACTTAGTATAACTAGACTGAATAGTGCCTAAGATTGTGGCAAGTTTAACCTTACGTTCTAGATCTTCTATACTATCGGATGCACGTACTACACACTCGGTTAGGTTACAGAACTGGTAAGGGCGCAAAATTATCTCACTACAAGGGTTTGTCCCAAACTCATGATTAGCATCACGTCGTCCATACTTAGCTGCTTGCTTCTTGGATGCTTGACGGTTAAAGACACCACGCTCACCAGACTTAGACTCTACTAGTGCTGTCCACTCACGCATGAATGTTTCTACATCAGGTTTTTCCGTATAGCTTACAGAGTTATTAGCTAACGCACGGTGTGCTGCTGTTTCCCACCATTGACCTGACTTAGCATGACGCATACGGTCATCACTCAGGTTAGACAGAGAGATCATCGCAGAGCGACGTACACCGCCTACCACAACGATTTGACCAATGAAGCACATCAGGTCATGACACTCAATAGAGCTAAGCTTACGTCCTTGTGCTGCTTTGAATGTAGATACTGCAAAGTTAAACAGTTCTACCAATGGCGCTGGGCCAGATGCACGTCCACCAAACGTCTTTAGTCTAGCACCTGCAGGACGAACCTTTGATACATCCCACTTGGGGATCTCACCAGCCCAGAGGAGTGCCAACACTTGACGGAAAGCCTTAGCCCAACCTTCTTTACTATCTTTAACGACGATGGTAGTGTCACTGTCATAGAGGACAGGCACTTCGGGAAGTTTAGATACGTATTGACGTTCAACAGAGAAGCCGACTCCAGTACCGCAGAGGAGGATGTACATCGCTTCATCGAAGGACTTCGGGTCATCTACGGGTAGATACGAACAGTTATAACCTGCTGTGTTGTCACGCTCTAGCGCTGGGCCAGCGGTCATCATTGCCCTCATGGATGGCATAATTTCTAGACCAAGGATAGCATCACGGATCTGGTTAATGTAGCTGTCGTCACCTGCTACTGGACGTACAACGTTATTCATGTAACGCTCTACTGTCTCGTCCCAGTCCTCACGTCCCTTGCCATCAAAGTATTTAGCATAACGTGATTTGTGAATAAATGCTTGGTAGTCTGTTGGTAGTAGATTGTTCATCGGTTGTCCCCGCTTCCTTTTAGTTTGCCACGTCTTTGGCGATCATCTAGTTTCTTCATGTTCAGGTCAATCACTTCACGTAGACCTTTACCATAAATGTTTGCTAGAGCTGTAGCGTAGAACACAACGTCTCCTAGCTCTTTCATAATCTCTTCATTAGTAAAGCGGCTGCTGTCACGTACAAGCTTTTTCATCTTTTCTGCCACTTCACCTGCCTCACCTACAAGGCCAAGTGTATTCTCATAAAGACGATCATTCCCACTTGTTAGGATCTTTTTTTCTACCCAATCCGAGTAGATCTCTGTCCAATCCTTGCCATCATACTCTGGGAACATATCGAAATACCCCATACTCTCTAAATCCTTCTCATTTATCATCGTTCTTTTACCACCAAGTTTTCTATCTCTACATCGTCTACATCATACATAACGTTAGTAATCAGATCATATACATCTTCTTCATGATTAGCTTCGTATGACGATAAGATATTATTTTCATCATCTACTTTTAGAAGAAACATTATACTAAACTTCTTCATTTGTGTGTTTCCACCCATCGTTTACGCAGCCTGTTTAGATACCAGATAGCTTTATCAATATCCTCTAGGCCGTTCTTGTATTCACACCGCCACAGATACTTTAGTACATTAGCTGCATGTGGTGCAATAGAGCCAGACATATTTTCTGTCATAGCCTCAATAGCGTCAATACACTCTATGTTACCATGATTATAGTGTACTGGATTATTTACTACATCTGTCATGCGTTCCCCTGTGTCTTTGTCCATGCGTTTAACTTGATAACATTTCCATCTGTTGTGTAACCACTAGCTTCTTCATTTTCCCTTAATACTTCTGCATACTCATCAGGGTACATATGTTTTATAATCTCATGTTTGTATTCGTCAAGGTAATCTAAAATATCCTCATTATCTTGTACGAATGCTAGTGCTGCTGCCATAGTTATAGCAGCGTCTACTGCTGCTTGACCTGCTTCACCTTTAACATCTTTACCAAAAGTAATGCCAGTTTTTAGCTCCATAACCCAATCACCATCTTCATTGTATACAGGCTTAATCAATACTGCTACTTCGTCACTATCTAACTTATAACCCATTATACTTTCCGATCTACTTTTACACGTTGATTCTTCATTCTGCTTCCTGCTTCCTGCAACCACTCTTCTGGTATTACACGGTGTGCCCATTTGAAACCCTTCTGTTCACACCAATCTGAATAGCGTGATTTAGCGCCTTTGTAAAGCTTTGCTTGTGCATTACTGAATACAAAACGTATATCTAAGGTGGGGTGTTGTTTCTGTATTTCAATATGCTTACGCCTATCTGCTGCAGAAAATATACCCTTCGTTTCGATAATGATACCATTATCTAACTCAAAGTCTGGGGTGTATGTACGATACTTTAGATCTTCCCATTCGATCTTTAGCTTTTCGTACTCTACCTTCTTCTGCCTAGACTTTAGGTATGCAGCGGCCTCTTCTTCGAGGCCACTACGATATGTTTTACTCAGATGTTTTCGTTTCATCTGGTTCTTCTTGTTTATTTGCTTCCGTAATAATAAAGTTTGCAAGAACCTTAGTACGGTCATCCAGTACACGCATCAAGTAATCCATACGCTGCATCTCTGAACGTGCTGCTGTCATCTCATTATACGCAGACATCTGCTCTTTATTGAAGTCGTCTGTGTAGTAGTCTTTGTCGTCGATTGTTAGTTTAGGCATTTACATCTCCAATATAAACATAATCTATCATAGGCGGATTCAGAGCCTTTGAAGGGCGGCTAGGTAGCGTTTGCATAGTGGGATGACACTTATGCTTAAAGCTACAAAACTTACACTCTGAGGGTAGCACAAGGTTTCCTGTCTGCTTCTTGTAGAACGTTTCTGGTTCTGGCTCAAAGCAACGCTCAAAAGGTGCATCACTTTCGATGTAATCCACTAGTGCTTCGATCTTTCCAAGCTCTTCGTTTACATCAACACCTTCTGCAGGAACGTACTTAAACTCACCGTTAGCTTTGTTGATTACCCACCAACCACCGACTTCTTTACCTGCGCCCTGTGCGTACCCTACAAGCTGTGCGATATAGCCAAAGCTGTCGCCCATCTTTAGTGTCTCAAAGTTCTCAAACTTATTCCGATAAGACCAAGGTGATGCAGACTTTACGTCATCAATCTTACCATCAAGTTCCATGTCATACTCACCATTAATCTCATGACCGTTGGAAAGCTTTAGTGTACATTTGTCATTGTCTTTAAACTCAACACCTGCTGCACGTAGAACCCCTTTGAACACAGCCTCAACTATATCGCCAAGGATCATGTTCATCAGGAAATGTGGTGGCAGAGGTGTCTTGTCTTCTGGATCATTCTTCTCGAACCATAGCTGACATTTTGGCTTACCAATGTTTGACATACGTAAACGAAACTCGTCACGTGGTCCACTATCAAACTGTTTAAACAAAGCCGCCTCAACGTCAGAGGCA